TGATCTATGCACGGCGACAACGGATGCGGATATTTTAATCCGAAGTCAACCGGTTTCCCGCATATCCCGCATACCGTCTGTGTTGCATATATTTTCTTCTTATTCCGTTCAAACGCTCCTCGGTGTGATCCATCTCGATCCGGTCTGTATACCATGCCTTCATCCTTTTTCTTTATATACAAAAAAGCAGCCGACTTTCGCCTGCTGCCCTTTGTATTTCTCTGTTTACTTTTCTTCGATTCTTTTATTTGTTTCCGCTGTTCTTTATTTCTCCAGCTCTTCTGCTAACTCTCGGAATACTTCCGATAATTCTTTGCACTCTTCTTTGGTTAAATCATGCCCGAAACAATAGTCACAGCATTCCATCAGTGTAATGTTTTCTTCGTTCCATTCCAGCGAAAATACTCTGTCTTTTTCCCCTAGTTGTTTTAAAAGTTGCTCATGCTTTTTAACTACCTCTTTATCTTTGTATTGATCGTAATTGCAAAACATGTCATCACTCTCTTTCAAAATAGTTTTCAAAAAAAGGACGCCCTTTCGGATGTCCTTGCGCGTGGTTATGAGAGGGTTATTTCCCTCTTTGTCTTTTAATTCAGTTTATACTATATCACATTTTCGAGTCTCACGGAGTCTCATTTTATAAAATTTCTATAAAATTTCAAAGTTTTCCAGTGCACTA